TGGCACCATTGGCCACCAATACCGGAACATTCATGTAGCAAAGGAATGGTAGGAGTCGGTCTTTGCTGATTTCGCGCGGGTTGCGACTGTGCAGCCATTGAACTTTACCTGTAGCGGCAAAGTTTTCATCCCATAGGAATCCGATGTCGGCGGTTAGCAGCAGATCAGACTCCATCAGGATGAATCCGTCTGGTACCAATTCCCACAGCTTCTGAACGCTCATCATGTGCTTCATGCTGCCATAGTTCGACTGATGGGCCAAATCCCAACACTTGTTTGGATGCTTGGCCAGCTCTTCATCAAAGTTTACTATCTGCTGTTTGCGGTTGTTCAGTACCTTAACGCCTTTCATCTTCTTGGTGAAGGGGCGTTTGTCTGAATTATCGAAAACGATAATCTGATAGTCTTCTGCGCATTGTTTACGCACCGACAGAATAGCCGCTTCGGTCAATTCTGGTGTATTAAAATGCACAATGCAAATGGTTTTCTGTTTCATTTATTCTTCGTCTTTGGGATTGTCGATTGGCTTGGCGGTTTCGCGCTGCTTCGAATTCTCAGCACCGTTGCGCGTCACTTTTTCAGAACCAGCCACAGCAAGGTTGGTGCTGATATAATGGTCGTCGCCATTCTTAACCGATGGCATGTCGTACTGTGCGCGGATTTCGTTGGGGCTCCATCCGGTCTGAAGGTGAAGAAGGTCGATTTCTGCCTGGCCTTTCGCATCAAGTCGGCGAAGTGCCAGCTCGCATACATGGATGCGTCGTTTGCCAAAATCGTATTCCGACAGCATCTTTGAGTTGAATTCGTCTTCGTAGCTGCGGATGCGTGGCTGGATCGTGCGCAACAGGAATTCTTGTGTCGCATGTTCTGGCATCTTGTAGCTGCTGCCCTGGTCTTCCATCATCATTATGCGAGGAATGCCAAGAATGCGCGCGATGTCGCTAACCTCAAAACCTCGGTTTTCAAGCAAGCGCAGCTCGGCTGCAGTCTGTGAAATAATCTTCGTATCGGCCACGTTATCCAACAGAATGAAATCGCCCTGGTTCCAGTCGGCTGCGAACTGGTCTTTTACCTTCTTCAGCTCGTCGCGGTTGGCGCGGCCCTTCATTCCCATTGTCGGTGCTTTCTCTTCCTGAATGATGACTTTGTGTTTACCACCTTTGGCCATGTCCTTCAGAGTCTGCTCATCGGCTGTAGCTGCGATGGATAAAGTCTTCATGGCATAAGCGATGGTAGGAATGCCCATGTAGAAGTCGTCAGTCATAAAGATATTTTTATAGTGCAGCACATCTTCAGCAGGCGCATCAATCATCTTTGCAGGCATGTGGTCGCGGTTATATACCAAGTGATATATGTTGCTGATGGGATCGTAACCGCCGCCTGTACACAGCCATAGATTCTTAGGCCAACCGCCTTCGCGCTCGATGTACACAAACGCATTTCCATAATAGATTTTGCGGAACTCGATCTGTTCTTGCAGCTGGCTTGCAGTCATCAGCGGGTTGGGTCGCACCTGTAGCAGATAGTTCAGTCGACCAGCTTCGCGGAAATCATCTTCGACGTAGTTGCCACCTGACTCATTCTTTTTCTGATACTGTACGCGCATCTGGCCCATTGTCTGCATGATGAGCGAAACACCACGAAACCATGCAGGCACAACAAGCGACTTGCGGCCTGTTGGTACGATTACCTGTTCCTTCCAATCGCCTGATGCCACCACGGTACTGTTGCCAGGTGCCGATGGCGATGTGCTTGATGGCACACCATTCACAGCTTCGCGCAGATTGCTTCTATTCCAAAATTTGAAGAAATTATCCATATTTCAGTTTTTATTTTTAATGCGCTTTTGTGTTAGGGGTTTTCTTGAAGCTCAGAATACCCTCGCGAACAAGTCTTTTGATAAAGTTTTTCTTGTTTAGTGCTTGGCGATAGATGCACAAAGGCTCGATAACGATACGATCTTTGTAGATTGGTTCGCGGGTTCTGAAATCAACCACTTTTGATTTCTCAACAGGTGCAACTTTTATTTCGCCTGTGCGCAGATTGAAACAAAACAGGGTATGCCCTGGCACTTTTCTTTGTCGGGCCACTAACTTGAATTCGTGCTGCTTCTTTTCCTTCTGGGTTATTTCCAGATTGTTGGCGATAGCAATAGCTTGCGGGGTTAGGTCAAATATTTCCATATCTTTGGGGATTGGTTAGTTATTCGTTTACTACTAATTGCATCAGGAACTGCAGGGTGTCAGCATGTTTGTCCGGTGCAAACGATTCAGGGAGAATTTGGTAAATCTGATCTTCCCACTTGATGCGCGAACGCATGGTGATCTTGTCAGTCCAGCGCATTCGTACTTGTCGAACCGCATAAGAATCCAGCGCACCCGCATTCATTGCCTTGGTGCCCTTCGACCAGGTGATATTGGCATGCAGCCAATCACCTTCAACCCATTCGATGCCATTTCCATCAAGTCCAACCGCCGAACCTTTCGCAGCTGCGCGGTTCAGCACCTGGATCATAAAAGTCAATATACCAGAAGAATATCCCATATTCACGTTTTTATTTTCAGCGCAAATACAGTTCAAAAGGTTACTAAACAAAAAAAATCCGCGCCAACTCCCTAAAGAGTCAGCGCGGATTGTAATTATTAAAATGGATAATGTTTAATTGTCTTCGTCGTAGCAGATATAACGGCTAAATGCCTTCTCGCTTGAATGGCCTGTTGCGCGCAGTATCTTGTTTCGTGGTATGTTGCGTAGTGTGTTGATGGTTGCAAATGATCTGCGGGCACTATGCGATGATATGAGCTGGAATCTGCTTTTTGTTTCGCGGGTGATAATACCGTTGATTTTGTTGTCGATGTGTACTTCATCCATGAAGTCTTCGCCAATTTGGTACAGTAGTTCATGCAGATATGTGTTGTAGTTGTTTATGTCGCCTGTATAAGGTGCATGGTAGTTGTATTTTTCCAGAATGGCAAAAGTAATACGGCTGTCGATGCTCATGGTGTTAATAGGTACATGGCATTTATTGCCTGTCTTTTGCTGCACGATCGAGAATATTCCATTTTTGAAATTTTCGGGGCTGATGCGTACCATATCGGAATAGCGTTGTCCGAGGTTGCAGCTCAATACAAATAAATCCCGCACCTTTTCGAGTGTTTCAATTTTGTTTTTGCGCATTTTCAGCATCTTCTTCGATCTGAAGCTGTATGTTTCTGTTGTGCCGATTTTGAAGTGATAGATGTGGCTAATTTCGTCGGGTGTTAACGAAATCTTAGATGGTATATAGTTTGGTATGTCAACCTCGCTGTAACTTGGATTGAGTTTTACACCGTATTTTGACGACCAATTAAGCACCGTTATAAGGTTGGCTTTCACATGCCCGATGGTGGAATATTTTAGGCCCTGATCTGCCAGGAATGGGATAAAATGATTCCAGAATACAGAACTAATCATAGCGGGCATAATAGTACAACCAAACATCTGCTGTATGTTTTCCAATTTTTTGACCAACATGCGATAGTTCTGCCTGATGTTGGGGTGTGATCGCGATTTAATCTCACACATTTTGTCGATGCATTCGATTAGTGTGCAGTTCGTTAGATCAAGAACAAACATGTTGCCCATACTGGTTGCCAGGAACTCGCCGAAGCTGTTGTTTGTGCTTCTTCCATAAAAACCTTGTGTTATCATATCTTGCATAATAAAATATGGAGCAGCACTACGCGCTGCTATGGCTCATCAAGCGATGCCACAGGGCCCTTTCGGGTACCCTACGCGGTTACTGCCCCAATGGGATTTGATTATAAGTTGGCTGATACAACAAATGCCACCTATAGTGGCGGCATCGACGTACCGCTTGATGATTTTAGCGATGCAAATATAAGAAGATTATTTTTTAACCACCAAACGTTTTCCAAAAATTAACATAAAACTTGTTTCCGATCTATAGCTTTTTTCGCACGTTTGGCACAAAATGCGAATTAGGCTTCGCACTTTGATTTTTCAATAGTGCTAATTAGGCTTAGTAGTTGCTTTTTAAAAAGCGCAACTTACCCATGCGGATAGAATAAGAAAAAATAATAATCCCCGGCAATTGGCCAGGGATTATTTATGTATTGAGTTATTACAATAACTGCTTTAGTTGCTATACACTAAAGTCTTAGTTTCATAGTTATAACACATAGTACCAATATGTCTGAGATACCTATCATACTCAACACCAAGCCTATGAAGCTCAATGGTTTTTGTATTTAAATCAACACTAAATAGATTAAAGCAATCCTGACTC